CAGTTATCTAACCATTCCTGCGGTTGTATTTTAAAAAATGCCATAAATAAATCACCTTTTTATACTCTTCTTCCTGCGGTGGAATTATTCCAGTTCAATTCGTAACGCACAATATCCAATACTTCCTGCACCCTTTCATCCTTATCAAAAGTACATCCTTCAAAAGTCACATTCTGAACAACAGTTGTACCGTTGTTCTCATTATTAAGAGATGCAGTCAGTTCATCGTTCATCACATCATTCATCTCAATATCCAAGTTACCAAGATTGTCATCGATACCGACACTTAATTTTGGCTGGCCGAATTGACTTATGACATCTTTTCCTAATGTGCTGACATTCGCCAGTAATGCTCTGCCCTCAATAGGTATTCTTCTACCCATCTCACTGACTTCCCATACCATCATCCTTTGCATTGTTCCTGGTGAATGTATACCCAATGCGTTAAGGAAGTTCTTGACAGCATTCACACCGGCATCCCAGAACTTCTGCGGGAGTGTGGCTGCCCATTGTCCGACTGTGGAAAGCATATTCTGCAATTCTGTTGCAAGTCGGCCAGGTAAACTGGAAATATTACTCATGAATCTTGATGCTGCATTGGTCGCTGCAGATGCTACTTTTTGAACAAAGTTACTGCCGAAACCTAATGCTTTGGCAATCATGTTTGCAAATGTCACCGCCAATTGAGCGGGCAATGTAGCAATAAACATCATCACAGCCAATATGCCATCAATAATCTGATTACCTGTAATACTGACACTGCTTGGCAGTAATCCACCAAGAGTAGTGATATATGTCCATACACCTTCAAGAGTAGGGACAATGGCATTGAAAGCACCAATCAATGTATCGTAGATGATTGTTGCAACCTGCATGAATGTCTGACCTAACCAGTCGATGGCTTCACGAACAGTTTCATTATTATAATAGAGATAAGTCAATGCAGCTATCAAAGCGAATATTGCAATAACAACAAGACCGATTGGATTTGCATCTAATGCAATGTTTAACGCCCACTGTGCAGCTTCCGCCAAATAGGTTGCAGCAGTACTTGCAATTAATGTGAGTTTTTCCCATGCCCACATCGCAGCAGCTTTCAAAGCATTCAAACCCGTCATCAATACCGTTCTTGCGAGACTTGCAAGTGACGTGATTGCGTTTCTGACCGCTGACAGTACACTTCCCATCAGGTTTCTTGCAAATGTCAATGCACGTGTTCCAGCTTCAAGAAATTTACTTCCCACTGTACTGACACTGCTTCCAAGACCAGACAACCAGTCTCTTGCAGTGGATATGAAACTCAAACCTTTAATGGAATTACCTAATTGGATGATTCCATTGATACCAACTGCATAACTTCCCGCTTGTCCGATAATGCCTAAGAAACTTGCTGCAGGTTCAAGGACTGGAGACATTGCAAGAGTCAGGTCTTCATATCCTGCTTTCAATTGGTCAAGCCATGTTTTATGCTCGGCTTCTTCATCAGCAAGATTCTGTAATTGACCACTGTATTGGCCTGTTGCATCAGCAGCATTTGCCAATGCTCCTTCCTGCAAACCAAGAGACTGTTCAATAGCGGAAATATCACCATTGTTTTCTTTTAAAACTTCACTTAAAGCAGTTCCCATCTTTGTTGATGAAACACCAGTCTCGGACAACTTCTGCATAATAAGTACTGTTTGATCAACACTCAAACCATACTCGTTAAGTGTGCCCGCCTGTCTTTTCAGGACACGGCTTAAAGTATCCGCACCACCATTAACATTTGCCTGTGCATAAGCAATAGCATTGAAACTGGATGGAAGATTATCGGCGCTGACTCCCATACTTCGCAGTCCTTGAGTCAACTCCATTGTTTTCTGATAACCGATACCTGTTGCATCGTTTATTCTGTCCATATTGGTTGCGGAAGCACCTAATTTATCGGCAGATACTCCCATCTGATTAAGAGTGTTGACATAAGCTAATGCTTCGTTTTGTGGGAATGTTGCGTTACTGATGTTGTTGATTAAACCAACCATTTGAGGTTCGGCCATTCCAGCATTCTTTGCCAGCTGCCCTACACTTATTGCAGCTTCGTTCATCTGCTGTGCAGCATTCTCAGCACTTGAACCCATACCTCCGATTTTATCAGCAATATCAAGAGTCACATCAGCATTGATTAATCCTAAATCATCTCCTAACTGCTGTGCCTTTTCATCCGCATCATCAAGACTGTCTGAAAGTTCATCAACGCCGGATTTGTCAACATTGATTTCGGGTTCGATGCTTTTGCCATCAATGTCATCGAGAGTGTCGCCCAGTTCTTCGGCTTCGGAACTGTCAACGGTAACGTCAGGCTCAACGCTCATTTCACCTGTTTCTTCAAGAGTGTCTTTCAAATCATCTGCACTGGATTTGTCAACAGTAACGGTCGGTTCAACCTCACTGCCGTCAATTTCATCAAGAGTTTCATTGACTTCATCAACATCACTAACAACATCAATACTAACAACAGACTCCCGTAACTCATCAAGAACATTCCTTAAATCCTCAACACTGCTAATGTCAGTTTCAGTTGTAATCTTAACCTTAATTTCTTTATCCGCCATAAATTCAAAACTCCCCTTATATGGTTACGAATGGCTTGCTTTTCAGTTTCCATTCAAAAATAATTTTATTAATAACAAGAGTGGCACGCTTCTGCAGTGGAGTCATCGTCTTCAAATCACCGTTGTTAATCCTGTATCCGTGAAAAGAGGCTAAAGTCATGTGATTTAACTTGCCGTCCTTTAAATCTAAAACCCCACTAATGTTTCCATCAGTTTTTCGTTTTCATCTTCATTAATGCTGATACCGCTGACTGCATGTATTTTTTCAACCAGTTTCATTGCAACACCGGCAGGTATTTTTTCAATTAATTCTATTGGGAAATTGTTGCCATCTGTTGTGAATAATCCTCTTTTCAAAATTTCAATTGCCAGAATATTATCAGTACGTTTATTCATACCTAAACGAACCGCATTATCATATTCAACACTTGTCAATGGTTTGATTAATGCGGAAGCCAAAACAATTGTACCATCACGTTTAGGAAATTCAATACTAACTGGCAATAATGCGTCTTCTCCTTCATTAATAAGACTTTCAAGACTGAATGATTCTTCAATACTCAATTTAGCTATTTCATCAGCTTTCAATTGTTCAATATCCATAAGTAATTCACCTCAAAAAAAAATAAAATAAGAAAAAAAATAAATAATCGTTAAAAAAAATAAAAAAAATAAGCCGAATAAGAAAAAAGGGCTCTTATTCGGTGTACCATTCCATACTGGCAGCGGTGAACTTGAGATTATCAACTGTTCTTTCTTCAGGTTTAATCTCATAATCACCACCAGTATTCAGGCAATCATAATAATTTTCAACAACAGTAAACGGTTCTTCAGGAGCAGCAGGTCTTTTAACTTCACGAATAGTAATCATACCATGCTCAGATACCATCTGGTCAAGTTTTTTCCTTAAAGTTTCATAATCAGTTTTCTTCTCATATGAAACCTTACTGCAGTCAATAGTGTAACTTACTTCAGTTGTTCCTTCAGTAATAACACCATCAAAAGTGGTTGTACTGTTTGTTGTGCTGCTGGTATCTTTTGTAACTTTAATACTGGTACCATTCAGCATTCTGACACCATCAATCCACAATTCTTTTTCAGGCATCTTATTCCACCTCCACACGTACGTAGACATTTATACGGGTAATGATACCTGCAAAGAGAATGCTATCGATAGTTATACCTATACATGAGCTGCTTTCTTTTGCAACAGTATAATTGATGTCTTCGCATAAATCTAAAGTGTTTACACATTGGTTTTTCACACGATCCAGTTCCTGTTTAACCGCATTCAATGTGATTTCACGGTTTCTTTCACCTAAGAATTGGTGCAGGGACATTTGTTTTACAACATAGTCACGTACACGGTTGATGTATAGGTCAAGACCGTTTGGCTGTTCACTGTTCACTACAATGTATCTGCCGTTGGTTCTGTCCTGACATTTAACTGTCATAATACCTGCTTCCAACAGTGCTTTTCCCGCACCACCAGTCTCAAATGACAATTCTGGTGTTACTCCAGTAACTCCTGTTAATGCTTTCATTGTCAGGGTGTTACCAACATTCATACCCGCAATGAGTCCACAAAGGTATGCCCCTGATTTAATCAGGGATTTTGTAGTACCATTAACTTCTAATTGCTGAGTTAGTAAAGCGTAGCAGTGTTCACCTGCAAGGCCTGCGGATGTTACATCAGCAGCAGTTGACGAACCATTCAATACTCCAACAAAACCTGCCGGATATTTCATCTCATAGGTAATGTCCAAGTATGCGTCAATAACTGGAATTAAAGTATCGGTTAATGTATCTGCAACGAATAATATGTCCCAGTCTTCGCCTTTGATTTTCGCAAGGGCTGTGGCAAGGTTGGTTGCGTCAATGGTTTTAGTCCAAGTACCACTACTTTCAGTTGCGATGTTGACACATAATAAGCTTGATGCTCCAACAAACAAATCTTCAATAACTGCACAACCGTTAAAAGTATCATCAGTACCGAAAGCTTCCTGTGCTTCTTCAACAGTCATGAAGAGTTTAGGATTTGTCTCGGTGGTTTTGAATGCTCCGATTACAGCAATCTTTGCAGCCATTCCAGGATTGTTTATTAACTGTGTCTTTTTGTTATAAACATGAATTGAGGGAATTACAGCTGTCATGTTATTTCATCTCCCAAAATTTTTTATATTCTTTCTCCAAATCTTTATCTGATTTGATTTCAATACCTAAACCTGTAATGTATCTTTTAAAGGCTTCTTTTTTCCAATCCCAATCTTCAATAGCTTCAAAGGATTTGTCGAAATCGAAATCAGACTTTTTAGCTTCTTTTTTAGTCATAAAAATCATTTAATTGTAATATCGATATCTTCCTCTACATTCACGCATGAAAACTCCTTGTCGAGGTCTTTGCTTTCGAATTCGAGCATTTGAATTATGAGGTGTAATCCTTTCAATGTGTAGCCGCTGCCGTATTCATAGGTAACGTTCCTGAAAGTGATGTTTCGCCTCTTGCATTCCTCATCGTTTCTGAGCACATGCTTGATTCTCTTGACGAGAGTACGCAGAAATCGTGACCCGTTTATGTAGTCGGTGTCTTTGGTCTTGACATATACATTGACCAGTGCTTTGTACTGTGTTTCGTCAAATGTTTCCTGTAATGTTTCAACATCGATGTTTGCGATATAGATTGTATTGTCTTCACTGGCGGGAACACTCTTGTCGATGAATTTGACATTGCAGTCGTTGATAAAATCATCAGTGCATTTCTTGAGAATGTTATACAATAAGAAATCGCTTGTCATATCAGTATCAGTCATTTAAAGGTCTCCTAAAACTTCATCAATTATCTCATCAATATCCCACATCGTATTTTTAATTGAAGGTTCGACAAACGGGTCGGCAGTAATGCCGGACACCATATGTCCCTTACTGAACATGTCCTTGTCGTCATGCACCCAATGCAAGGCATCATAAGTAACCGGTGCAACCCAATGGTCTTTACTTCCCTTTTCAATCGCTAACGGATAAGGGAAACCATCGACACTGGCCGCAGTTGTACCTACAAGGAAATCAGGACCATCCTCATCAATATCAACAGAGGACATCATGCCCGAAATGTGATGCTTACTTGCGATGATGTTTTCCTGATTAAATTGCAAGCCTTCCGCCACGGCCTTTGCCAACGGTGCACGGAGATTAAATATGGTATTCTTTTTTTCGGCCAGAATATCGCCCAGACCAATTTGTGAGATTATGTCATCGGATTCGGCAACCTGAATTGCATTGTCAAGTTCGCTTGTATCGACCTCGACAGAGACTCTTGTTGTCAGTTCCGGAATAAACATAATCTACACGATCCAAATGTCATCGTCGCACTTGTCTTCAGTCATGTCAGACATGGCGCTGAATTTCTGGTTGATGAAGGGTTGCAAAGTTTTTAATGCAGACTTGTACAGTAGGCTGCCGTAGGATTGTATGTAAGTGTCTTCCATGTCCTCATTGTTGACACGGATGTTGTACTTGTTCCATAAGTTGCTGGCAGCCCATTTGCAGACCGCACGGATGAAAACATTACATTCAACGTTTGACAAGTCATTGACATTGAGGCGGTTGGTGTGCATATATGCCATGTCCAGCGCTTCTTCATAGAACAGCTGACATTCGTTTCTTGTTATGACCTTGTTCGGTCTGTTCAAGGCTTCGTCAGCAGTCATGAACGGATCGATAGTTTCATCAACCATTGCTGCACCGGCAGATTCGCCAATCCTCCACCCGTCAAGATTTGCCAAAATCTTATTTTCAATATCAGTGGAATAACTAACGTTATTAACCATCAAATCACCTTAAATGTAAAAAAAGATAATAAAAAAGGGATTTGTTCCCTTATACACTCTCTAAACTGATGGTAAAGCTCTTATGGTTTGAACGGAAACTGACTGTTTCTGTTTTTGTAGTGTATCCGTCAGCACTGATTTCAGCACTGTAGTCCTGATAGGTCATGTCGGCGAAAGTACATTGTCCGCTGCTGTCGGTGGTTTTGGTTGTTGAACCGATTTTGACGGATGCTCCTTCAATTGCATTGGTTCCGTCATCGACAGTAATGGTTATTGTATCAACGACTTCCAGTTCGATTTCAAAACTGGTATGGGTGTCATCAACAGTTATTGTTGATGTCTTGTCAGCATAGCCGGTTTTGGTTACAGTGACCGTCTGGGCTCCTTCGTACACTTTTTCAAAAGTTGCGTCACCATCTTCATCAGTGGTTTCGCTATCTGTACCGATAGTTACTGTTGCGCCACTGATTGGATTAGTACCATCTGACACTATAACGGTAATGTCCTTAACCACTGGGTTTAGCAGTGTAATCTACAGTAGAGTACAATACATCTTCAGCAAAGATAACTGCAACGTCGAACATGTAATCGACTGAAGTCAGGTATGCTTTGCTTTCGACTTTGTACTGTGCTTCAGATTCGGCTTCCATGATTGGTCCGTAACCGATACTGTCAGGGTTTGCGATGATGACAACATCACCGTAACTGTTAACAGGATTGTCAAGGACATCTAATGGGATGATTTCAATTCCTCTGAAGACCATGTTACCCATGTCATTGAAGAATAATTTATCTCCACCATCGGTTTCACGTTTGGAAGCTTCTGCAATCATGATAGCAGACAATTCACTGGAAACAAAGATTTTAGCAAGTTTCCTTTTACCTTTTTGTTTAACGTATGCGTTGAGCATAGCGTCGATTTGAGGTAATACATCATAACCAACACCAGCATTGAGGGAAGCCCATGCAGGAGTATGTCCATCAGTAGTGTCATCGTAGTATCCGTATCTTCCAAGAGCATGACCTTCTTTTAAGGCATGAGTGGTAGTGTCAACGGAATCAGTTGCAACATCATCTAATTGTGCGAGAATACCTTTCAGGTTGTGGTAACCAGTAGCATCAGCACCAGTTGCTTTACCAAACACAGCAACCTGTTCAGCACTAAATGCACATGCAGGAGCAAGTAATGCTTCATATTTAGAAACAAAACCTTCTTTTTCAATATTGGTTTTCATGAAGACTTTAGGAATTTTGGTAAATGCAGTGAAAGCATGAGCCACTAAAGTTTTCTTAAGAATACCTGGAAGGGTTTCAGTTAAACTGGTAATAGGGTCAACCTGTGCACCTGCAGGACCAGGACTTGCTAATTTTTCCATTGACTGGAGGTTAGCACGTACTCTTAATGCTTGGATGTCTTGGGTTTCACCATCCATTTCGACATATCTTAACATGCCTAAAAGTTCAGATTCTTCTTCAATTCTGGTGATGAATTCACTTGCTTGTCCAGCGATTACACCATCAGTTACTGCACCGCCAGATTGTAATGGTTTATCCCATTTTACGATGACGGGTTTGTTTGCGTCGATATCAGCTTCTGTTATCATATCTTATCACATCTTTTTTAGTCTGTAAAATTTAGCCTGTATTAGCTTAAAAAATTATTTTCTAATCTTGAGTCCGGTTAATGGGTCTCTTCCAGTCATTTCATAATAGTTGCTGGATTTTGGAGCAGTAGATTCAGTGATTACCACTTTTTCGGATTTGGTGATTTTTGGAGTGTCCTCATCCACCACTTCTTCCTCTTCGACCACTTCTTCCTCAGCAGCTTCCTCTTCCTCAGGTTCGGCTGTGAGTTTTGCGATTGCCTCTTCAAGTTTTGCAACACGCTCTTCAAGAGTAGGTTCTTCTGCCTCTTCTTCAACTGGAGTTTCTTCAGCCTTTTCAATTTCAGGCTCTTCAGTTTCAGTTTCGGCTTCTTCATCTTCAACAGCTTTTTCGACTGTTGGTTCTTCTTCAGTAGTTTCTTCTTCAACTGGTTCTTCGGTTGGAGTTTCTTCTACTTTTTCCTCTTCGGTCTTTTCATCCTCTTTTTCAATAGCAGGTTCTTCTTCAGCAGGAGCTTCTGCTTCTTTAATCAAGGATTTAAGACCAGTTAAGAATTCTTTGAAGTCCATTATTTTTCCTCCATTTTCTTCTTCAAATTCAACAGTCTTGCTTTTCAGGATGTAAACATCATAATCCATGACATGCAAAGGATATCCGTTTGATCCACTTTCAACAAAGCTTATCCATTTTGGGATAATGCATTCAGCATCCTTAACATCTTTATATCTGATTGTGCCACGAAGATTTGCTTTACATCTTTCAGCAATTCTGTTCGAGAGGCTCAAGCCCCCTAATTCACCTGTCAACAATTTTTCCTTTATTTCAGGATTGTCGACTCTTATTACACAATTCCAGCTTCCAGCAGGGACAATTAATGTTCCGATGCTTTCATTAGCAGTGGAAATATAATTTTCAAGCAATGACACTTCCTGCAAGGCAAGGTCATTGTGTAAAACTTCAAAATTATCTTGATTGTTAAAACTCGTGAAAATCCTTTTGATTTCTTCAGCATTCAAGCAATCGCCTTGACTGTCTGTAATGCCGTTTGGTATTACGCAGCCTTTCACGTAGAGGGCTTTTTGCTTGCATAGTAAAGGCATAATATCAATCCTCCTTTTGTGGTGATAGCTCTCGCTATCGTGGGTTTTCTAAAATGATAAAAATGAGTTTAAATTGCAACAATGGATTTGACAGTAGCTATGGCTTTGTCAATGTCAACGATGTGCCATGTCAGACCTCTTTTTTCAGCTTCGTTTTTCAGGTCAAACAGGCTGACTCTTTGGAAGTGTTTATGCTTGCCATTCTCATCGTAATATTCATAGCGCCATAAAAAGCCTTGTCTGCATGTCTCATCGGTTCGTTTTCCTACTCTATAAAAACCGCTTGCATTTGATTTGCTTCTTTTGACATTAGATTCAAACGAATTTGTTGTCCGTCTTGGCTGCCGCCTGATTTCATCAGGAGTCAAATCACCATCATTTAATTTCTGACAAATCTCTTCAAGATATTCACGATCAATAGATTGGATTATTTCCTTACGTCTGCCATCTTTAATAACATATCTTTGACGGCTGCTTGTAGGGCTCATCCCATTTTTAGCAACAGAGTATTCAAAGTCAGGATTTATGTATCCTCTCTGACCGCCATGTTTGTAATTGAATTTAGGCCTGTAAAGATTAATCAAATCAAATTCTAATTGGCACAACTCTTCAATGGTGTCGGCATGACAATATACTTTATAGTCATATCGGCCAGGGTTATTTTGCAACGCTCTGTTAAATGGTTGGGCATTATAAGATGAAGGCCTTGCATGTGCATTCTTTCTTTCATGAACATCAATGTGAGAGTCCATACCAATATAAACAACAGCACCAGTTTCTTTATCTGTATACATGTATATTCCAAAGCAATATTCTCTTCTTGGCATATAAACCCTCCTTAATTGATTTCGTAACTGCATTGGCAATTACAGACGTTACTGCAATTATTCGTGTCAAATTCTACGTCTTGCGGGAAGCGCAGATAGTCTACATCGCCGGTTACTTCATTTACGACTTCAAACTTCTCTGTCAATGGAATAGTTTCTCCATCCATATCCCTATGCCGTGTCCTTTCAAGGGTCGACCAAATCCATGTTTTAGTCTGATTGACAGGTTCGTATCCTTCACGGTCGGCCTGCTTGTTTTCCATTATTGCAGTTTCGTAATCCAACCGATTAGTCTTATACCGTTCCAAATCCATTGACAACTGGTTCAGTTCACGATAACTGTACTTCTTGTTGTATGACTCGCCACGTGCAAGATTGCGTTCAAGCCACCTTTGCCTTTTGGACGGAGGCAAATCCTCACCGCCCAGTATGCACTTTCGCAGAACTTCCTTACGGCTGACCTGATTGGGCAGCTTTTCAATCAGCGCTTCGTATTTCTGAATGTCAACATCAGCGTTTGTCATTACGCGCTCGATATAGTCAAGGTTCTTGACAACTCGTTCGGCTTCAATCTGGCTCAGGCTGTCCTTTACGCTGTTGACAACTTTCATCGCTTCAGCTTCAGTTTCAACATTCCTTTGAATGACGGAATGTTTAAGTATCCGCTGCAAATCCTTGGCGGTTGCCAGTCGGTTCAGTGCACCTATTTCCGCAGCGATTGTGTCCTGATTGTATGGATCGTATAGGTCGGTTGAAAACTCGTTGTCCCATTCAAGTATCTTCTTATCAACGAGTCTGTTATTGATTAATTGGATTTTCGTATGATTTCGCCTTTGGCCTTTCTGAATTGCTGCAATCCTACGATTTGCCAACATATTCTTCAAGTCGTGTTTGTGTATTATTCGCATAATAAATCAACTCCATTACAGCACCAATGCCCCATGCAGACTTAACATCATCTTCAAGGATTATTCCTTCATTTAATGCATCAGCCACAACCGCCAACTTGTCATGATATATTGATGAAACAATTGCTACATTGCTTTTTCCCATAATACAATAGATTTGCTTTCCTTTTTTTATCCCTACTTTAGCAACAGTGTACTTGAATGGTCTTTTGGGAATATTATCTTCAGTTATTTCACCAGAATTTAATCGGTCGGCCACAGTTACTAAAAAATCATAGTCAATAGATTGGATTAGATGTTTATTGTACCTGTCGCATATGCAATACTGTTGCTTCTTGTTATAATCACTTGCTTTTCCGCCTTTCACAACAGTATATGTGAAATTGTCAGCGTTTCTTTTTTCAAAAGCAATTCCTCCATCTCCACCATGTTTGTAATTGAATTTAGGCCTGTAAAGATTAATCAAATCAAATTCCAATTGATTTAATTCATCAATACTTGAAACATGGCAATAAACTTTATATTCGTATCTATCTGGATTATTTTGTAAAACACGATTGAATGGTTGGCTGTTGTATCTTGAAGGGTTTAAATGATTATTCTTTCTTAAATGCTTGTCAATATGGGAGTCTTTTCCAATATAGACGATGTTTCCAGTTTCTTTATCGACATAATAATAAATTCCAAAACAATATTCTATTTTCATTTTATTTCAGTTCCATTAGTTGCGCTTCGACTTCTTCAATTAACTTCATGTCTTCTTCAGACACAACTTCCTGCAATTCTGGAATTTTTCTGAAATTCCAAACGTCCGGATAAAGATTGAAATCGTAATCATTCAAATCAATTGCAGAGATATATTCTGCCAAACCACTTATGAATTGCTTTAAAGTCAATGCTCCAGCTTCCCAAACGTTACATAAGATATTAACTTCAGTTTCTCTCCTATCTGAGAATGAAGGCACTGCCATATTAACATCAACTTTTATTGAATAAAGTTCGTAGATTAATTCTCTGATGAACGATAAGTATGGTTTCTGTTCATTCTTGAGATTGGCAACATACACCTCCCATATGCTTTTTGTCTTGTCACTGTTCATTGACTCCTTGTCAGTATTAATCATCAGTCTGATCAATGGGATATTGTAATCGTTCAGTACGGCCTGCTGACACTTGTCGCCAAGCTCGGACAGATAGGAATGATTGGTATTTGCAAGGCTGACATAATCAAGATTGAGCGGTCTGTTGGATTCCGTGAATATGACTGCGGTTCCCGTATTTGCGGACTGCAGTTCAGATGAAATCACTTCCTTACGTGACTTCTGAACGATAGGCTCGCCGTTAGCGTCATACTGGATAGGCGGTTTCAATTGCGGTTCAAGATTGATGTTCAATACACCGCTTGAAATGTTGCCGTTTGAAACTGTCCTGTAATCGTTTTCACTTATTGCGATTTCAGTCAGGATTTCGTGATAATCCTGTATCCATCTCGGCAGGCTGAAGAACTGGTAAATGTTGTCTCCGCCGATGAGTGATGCGTGGCTGAGTTTCTGACCGTTGTAGAATATGAAATCTTCAGGATAGTCTTCACCCATGATTTTGAAGAAATGGGTTTTGCTGTTGATTTGCTGTTTGAGGAGATAGATGTCCTTTCCCTGCACTTTGTCCCTGATGACTTTGCAGGTGTGGATTGGTATCTGCTTGAGTTTGAAACGGGTGTTGTTCCAGGTGTACTCGAGCGCTCCCCATCCGGCGTAATTGTAATCTATCGCCATGTAGTTGAGTTCATCTATATTGTCAAGGAGATATTCATTGATTTTTTTAACCTGATTGACTAACTGTTCTGAAGGTTCGTCGATTGTGTCAGGTGTCAGTGTTATTTCATTGTAGATGACGTCATCGGCAAGTATCCTGCAGCATTTTGCGACATGGCTTGAGTTCTTGAAAACATACAGGCATTCGTTCATTCCGATTGGCGGCTGAAGTTCTATTGTGGTTGTTGCCGTATCGGTGTTTTCCGATTCGAATGAGTTTTTGTTTTTCAGATTGTTCGCAATGCTTTTCTGAATCATCGCCAATTCGTCGCTGATTGGTTTTCCTTTTATAATCATGATATTAAGCTCCTATTCTTGTTCCGACAGTCATTGTTGTTTGATTTCCCAGAACGTCTGTGTGCAGATAGTTTCTCGCCAAACTTGCGCTGTCGACAAGGTTTGGACTTCTGCCTTTTCCGTCAGGCGATAACTGCACGCCCTCATCAATGAAGTCGTTGATGTAATCGGAATTTTCATTAAGCTTTGTGTTGCCATATCTTATGCTGTGCATCAGTGGTCTTGCCCTTTGATATTTGCTTCCGGACGGTTTCTTAAGGACAACCGGTATGCGGTAGCCGTATTCGGCAATCAGATTTTCAAAGTATTTCTTAGCATATTCCGGACTTCCTCCGCCTTCCTGCTCGATGACAATAAGGCTTGTCTGAGGGAACTGCGGATTCGGATTATGTCTCATAATGAAATCAATTAATAGTGATTCGGGATTGTGGGACTGTGTCTGATTGAAGTCCCTGATGTATTCCATGCCGTTCTGCAGGTAATCGTAACAGACAACGGCGAACATGTCCTTACCTTTACCGGCAAGGTCGATTGCAATAATTTCATAATACAATGGAGTTGTCATTGTTGTAAGCTGGGCCTCTCCTTCAGCACGTGTCAGCAGGTCTCCGACACTTGGTTTGTAATGCCAGTTACCGAACATCTGGTATTGCTGATCTATGTAGTCAAGTTCTTTCAGGGCATCTTCGTAAGTGTCATTGTCAATGTGAGGATTGTCCTTATATCCCATTTCAATATAAGGCAGGTCGCCGTCAATGTATTTCTCGACAAGATAATCGGTTGACTCTCCTCCAGGGTTGCTTGCATTTCCGAACCTTAACGGTATCCAGTCGTCGGCCTTTTTCCTGAGGCTACGATATAAAAATTTCAATACTGATTCCGGCAGTTCGCTTGCTTCATCATTGAGGATTGTATGGTATGATTCACCCTTGACGTCCTGCTTATGGGATTCGTCATTGAATGCTTTGAAATGTATCTCGGCACCGCTTGGAAATATTATTCTTACCAGGCCGGACTCTCTTGACTTTGCACCGGGAATGTTTTTCAGTATGTCAAAGACACTTCCGGTTCCGACAAGTTCACGATAATTCTTACGTGTGACAAGGCAGCGGTATTGTGAAAACTCGACGAACTGCAATGCCAATGCTGCAAGAAGTTTTGTCTTTCCACCACCACCAGGGCCGCCGGTCAGGAACTCATTTATTCCGTCCTGTTTATGGCAACTGGTTAGTGCGATGAATTTCTGCTTATCATACAATTTAAAATCTATAAACTTGTTGTCTTCGATGGTGCATTGATACATGGCATGGTCCCATGCTGTAAACTTAGTCATAAGACATGCTCTCCATCTCATCTGCAAGTTGCTGCATCTCTTTCAATTTGGTACTGGCAGCAATTTCCATATTGGCAGACACAACAGTTTCCATTTCAACATCGTGCTTTTCATGTGATGTTGGTTTTTCTTCCTGTTGCAGCAACATTTCAAACAG